GGGTGCAGCGTCTTCTATCTTATTAGCCTGATGAGCAACATCTGCTTCAGCTAATTTGATGTGACTGATAACTTGTCTTATTTTGTCATCAATCCTAACCATATCAAGAGTGTATCTTTTCTCTTGATTATAGTGCTGCGACCACTTCAGTTCTAGACTTCTCTTCTCCGTGTAAAGGCCTTGAACGTTCGTCATTTATAACCTCCTCATAGGTTAACCACATTTTAGATTTACTTGTAAATCCATCTTTGTCCCATACAATATCATTTTTTCCTAGTTTGTCAACTAGTGTATCCTCAAAGGATTTAGCATTATCCTCACAAGATATATTGAATATGGCATGGTAGCCATATGCTCTAATTTGTACTTTAAAAGTTTTCATGGGTTCTTTCTTTCTATCATAAAAAAAGGGGACCCGAAAGCCCCCTTTTTAATTTTTCAGTTATTACGCACCTTCAACGCCGAAGATACCTCTAGGGTCTGATACTCCAAATGAGTATCTTTCTCTAGCTTTGTATCTTACGTTGCCAGTGTCGAAATCACCTTCCATCGCAGTGTTCAGAGGCGCTCTTTGGAACATTTTCATTCCATTAGGCACATCTGTAAGGATGTAAAACGAATCAGTATCAGTTAAAAAGTTATTAACTCTGTAACCTTGAGGTATCATCCCCATAGATCCGATTGCGTTGATGTCATTATCAGCTGTTCCAGTTCTGCCTTGAGATTTCATCAATCTTTCAGCTGTGAATTGGTTTTCTGAAGGGACTATCATTTTTACACCTCTTGCTGCAATCTTAAGACCTCTTTCGTCAGTCATTTGACCGATGTCGATCAAAGATTGTTCTAACGAAGTTTCGTTAAGATCTGCCTGCGTAGTAAGTGTATTTTTAAATACTCCTGCTACTGTAGGGTGAGATGTGTTAAACAAAGAAACACCGTCGCCTGATTTGAACGTGTCTACCGAAGGTAAACCATTGTTCAATGGGGCTACTGATTTCACTTGTTTAGCATTACTCATAGATCTTGCTAAAGCTTTTGTGTATCTAGAAGCTAATCTATCGTAGAGGTTGTCTTCGATAGCTTCTTCCGTGATAGCAAATGCTAAAGCGATGGTCTCGTGAGTGTAACGAGCAGTAAAAGTTTCTTGTGCTTGATCAAAAGATACGCCTTGACCTTCACCTTTTACTTGTGCGTTTGCGAATCCTGATAACATTACTTCCTCTTCGAAAGCTCTGTCAGAAGATTCTTCTGTATAAATTTCAGCATGCTGATTTTCATACCTTTTGTATTCCAGACCAAATAGTGCATTTAGGCCTGGCTCTAGTTCTTTAACTAGCTGTGATCTTGATATTGCCATGTTCTATATACTCCTATTATGATTGTAGTTCTAACAAGTTAGCGACAACAATTACAGATCTAAAAGCAGCGTTAGTATCGTTTGAAGGATCTTCCGCTGATCTTAATAATCTATATTGTTTGCTGTCTGCACCCGTTACGCCGATATCTAGAGTTGCTGATGATCTACCAGTGGTATCGCTACCAGCAGTGGTGTTCATATCATAAGTTTCTAAATAACCAGCTTGGGCTACCGCGTCGTCAGTTGCTACAATGTAGTTCTGGAATGGGTCGTCATTGACGAACGCCGTTATGTCTTCACTGTTAGCTGGTGTAATTGAACCTGAGTAAAAATTAGCAAATGTTGGCTTCAAAGTTGTAGCCGCATTGAAAAATACTCCGTTTAATACTCCAACCACAGGAGCTGCTGAACCTTGTCCATTGACAATGTATCCTGCAGCGGACTTAACAGCACTACCGTTGTAGATTGCTCCAGCAACGCCAGCATCGATAAAGTATTTAGACTGACCAGAGATAGCAGGAGTATTTCCTAATCTATCACCCGGTACAAGACCAAAACCTTTTGTGTTTTTGTTTGCCATAGTGTTGTCCTATTCCATATTGGTTAACGTTAAATCGATGATAGGGATTAACCCGAGAGATAACTAAAAAGCTATTTCTTTGTACCACCGAAGGTTACACGGGACTGTCTATCAACATTGATAGGCATCCTGTTGTCCTGCTCCTTCATTAAATCGTTTTGTACTGCCTCGTCCATACCTTCAGCTCTTTGCCTCATGTATTCTTGACGTTGCTTCGCGATTTCTTCGGGTACCTTTGCAAGCAAAAGGCCACCGACCCCAACAACTCCCTTGTATTTGCCGTCGTCGACGACTGGATAGTCAGATGCGTTTTCGATTTCTTCTGATCTTACAAGTTCATAACCTTCTCTTAAACGTCCAGCTATGTTCTTAGTATCTTGGAAACCTATACTCTCTGCTCTAATCCATCTATACCTGAATCCATCAGGTGCAGGGGGTGCGTCTAGAGAAGATGGTGGAACCCACACTTTTGGTCTTTCAGTAGTTGACCGTGTTTGATTCGCACGAGTTGGTTTTTTGTTTTCATTTGTCATATGCTATACCTCCTTCGTGATTTTTAATTGTTTTGCATACTCTTCGAGTGGCACACCTAATTTTTTAGCTATCGCTACCTGTGATGATGTGAGTTTCACAGTTTTGCGTCCAGGTTTAACACTTCTGTTAGCAGAAGCAACGGACTGAACCGGTTTGGACGTGGTTTGTCTCTCAGTATTACCAAATCTATGGGGAAAGTCAACACGTATTCTTTTATCAACTTCATTATAGTATTCAGCAGTTTGAGGATCATAACCTTCTTTTTCAACTAAATCCTTATGTATTTCAAAAGCAGTAAAAGTCATGGCTCTATCTTGTCCAAACCATGAATTTTCATTTGCCCAAGATTCCGCTTTAGGATCAGATGAAGGTAGTTGAGAAGGAGTTTCTTTTGGTAGTCTTCCACCATCAGAAAGTTGAACAGGTTGTTCTTTAGCTGTTTCTTCTCTTCCTTGTTTAAGCTGTTCAAGTTTTGCATTCTCAAAAGCGAGTTGTGCAATTCTTTTATTAGCTTCCGTTTGAGCTGCAGCATCTCCTGATTCAATAGCACTAGCCAATTCTCTTTGAGCTGAGTCTAATGAAGAAGTGATACTTGATTCAAACTTTTTAACATATTCAGAATCAGTTTTTTTAAATCTTGATTCTAATTCTTGTCTTTTTGTTTCAACAGCTCTTGCATAATCAACAGCAGCTTTTTCTCTTCGCTCTGCTTCTCTCATTTTTCTTGTGAGTTTTGCAATTCTGTTTTGTACACCTTTACTATAATCTTCTAATTGCTCATCAGATTTAGGTGCATCTGTTCCTTCTTTTACTTCTTCTTGTGTCGTGGTTTCTGTTTCTTGTTTAGGTGCTTCGGTTTCTACAACCGATTCATCTTTTTCTTCAGCAACATTAATCTCGGCTCCTGGGCCGGATGTATCAATGTCAACTGTTTTTTTTTCTTCTACGTCTGGCATAGTTTCCTCCTATGGTTAATATTCATGCAAGATATCCTCAGGATTCTTGATGGTTGCTAAAACTTCGTCGTCGTTTAGCAGACGGACTTCTCCACCCTCAATCTTCATTCTAGATCCAGCGTATCGGGCAAAGACTACCCAATCACCTTCCTTGCACCAAGGACCATCAGCATAACGCTCTTTGTCCTTGTAACAATCTGGACCCATTCTTAAAACTAATCCACATTGAGAAGCAACTTGTTGTTTCTCTAATGTTGCATCAGCTAATACAATTCCACCTTTAGTTTTTTCTCTCATCTTAAAAGGTAAAACAATCATTCTCCAACCTGTTGGGTTGGGAAGTTTTTCTTTTTCGTCTATTAGCTTTTTTTCTTCTGGTTGTTCTTTATACTTTTCTTCCAAAGCATTTTTATGCTTAGGTATCTCGTTTGTTTTGGATGTCGATGACTGTTCCATTGTTTTGCTCCTTATCATTTAGCAGGATAGAGATTTCCTGTTTTACAGCTTCTAAAGCTGTTATTTGTCCTATTATATACTTGTATTTTTCCATACTGTCAACATTCCCTGATGTTACAGATATGGATAAAGTATCTATTTGTTTATTAAGATTTCTTAATAATTTAGTTATCACTGATTCTAAATTCACTGGCTTTCCCACCTTTCTATAACTTTAACTTTGTCTTCGGCTTCTGCAATTTTACCAAATAATTTATCTAATTCATCAATATGTTGTGGATGTTCTCCAATACCTACCGAATTACTTAAATAAATCTCTATGGTTGCTTCTGCTTCTGCGATTTGTGCTTGATATCTTTTTATTAGTGCTTCTAACATTAAACACCAACCTTTTTCATAGCTTTTTTATGTGATTTAGAAAAAGACATTCCTTTTTTAATATCTTTTTTCATACTAGACATATGTTTAGCGCTATGATGTTTACTGTGTTTTTTTAAAGTTTCTTTTTGTTTTTTTAGCATTTCCATCTTTTTCTAGCCTGACGTAGTCTAGAATTAGGATCTTTTGCTGCACTTGGAAATTTCTTCATTTGACCTGCGCTTCTTGCACAGTACGACTTACGTCGATTTGCAGCTTTTGACCCTTTTTTTACTTTACCAGTCACGGCTGTTTTTAGTTTAGAACCGGGATTTTTTCTTTTGTAGGAAGCGACACCGGCTTGAGTCATTCCTGCTCCAGACTTTGTAGGTCTGAAATTTTTCTTATTCCTTGCAGGCATATTATCCTGTTTTCTCATTAACTTTTCTTTTTAGTTGGTTTCTTTGCTGTCTTAGCTGCTCTTACAAAATTAGCTTTTGTAGGTGCACCTTTACTTCCAGGTTTTCTCATCTTTTCCCCTGAACCTGCTGCTATTCTTTTTTTCTTCGCATGTATGTTTGCGTATAGTCCTGGTTTTGCCATTATTATTTTTCTCCTTTTTTATCATCACATAGGCATCTTTTGCCAAGTAATTTTTCTATTATGTGTTTAATAAAATTTTTAATTTTTTGCATTACTTTAATTGCTCTCTCAGTTGTTTTAATCTATCCAT